AAGCAGTTTCTAATGATGTTTTGGCTTATTATCAGATGATTGTTAATGAAGCATTAGGAGCAGCAGGAAGCCAAAGAATTTTAAGAGGTTCTTTGACATCGGTTAAAAAAACCGCAACAGAAGTAGCAATGGCAAAAGCAAAGCAAGATATGTTAATGTCAAGCATTATGAGAAATATAGTTTCTGGAGAAAAAGATTTTTGGCATAGATGGCTTAAAAGACATCAAAGATTTATGAAAGAAAACGATTATAAACTTATTGAAATGATTGGTTCTTATGGAGCAAGCAAATTTGTAGAAGTTAGCAAAAGGCAATTTATACCCGAAGTTGATCCGTCAATTGAAGTTGTTTCTTCTTTGGTGGCAGAGCCACAAAAGGTTGTAAGAAGAAGGGATTTGGCAGAAACAATTCCAGTTTTGGCACAAATAGGAGGAAATGTAAAATATGCGGTAAGAAATCTTTTAAGAGATATGGACTTTACGTCAGAACAAATTGACTTATTATTGCCACCATCTCCTCATCAATTAAAAGCAAGACAAGAAAACGAATATCTAAAAGATGGAGTTTGGATTGATATTGACGAAAATGATAACGATATGGAACATATTGAAGAACATTACAAAATTGATGAAAATGATGTTGTAAAATTACACATAGAAGCACATTTGATGAATTATATGAGAAAACAACAACAACAAACGGGGATAAGACAATTACAACAACAAATACCACAACCAGAAATACAACAGCCAGAGGAAGTTCAAGAAGAATTAACACAAGAAATACCAACAGAAGGAATTCAATCAATGGTCGGTCAATTAATGCCGCAAACTCCAGGAGAAGTTAAATAAACAATGCCATTAACAAAAAAAGGTAGGGAAATACTCAAAAAATTTCAGGAACAATACGGAGAAGAAGAAGGAAAGAAATTTTTTTATGCTTCAATTGTTAAGGGAACATTAAAAGATAAAGGTCTTCACGGAAAAGGAACAGGAAAATTAGAAAAAGCAAAAAGAACTTATCAAAGAAAACATAAAAAATAATGGAGGAAAAAGTTTTACTTGAAGAATATTTTGGAAAGCAATTAAGAGAATATATTGCTGATAATCCTGAAAAAGCACAGGAGCTTTATTTGAGGCTAAAATCTTTGTCAGTATCAGAAGAATGGAGGGTTTTTCAGAAAATCATAGAGGACACAAGGGAAAGGGTAATACAGAATTTTGAGAACTCGCCAACGCAATTGGAAACCTTGGTTGCCTATAGAGAAAGCCTATCTGCTCTTGACTTTTTGAAAAATTTGCCCGAAAATCTTATGAAGATTATTGAGCTAGAATTTACAAACTTGACAGGGTCGTAATTAAGGTGTATAATATGGGAAAATGGCAAAGAAAAAGGAAGAAACAATTCAACAAGAAGGCTCAATTGAAAAAGAAGCCAAAGCGGTGGTTTATCCCAATATCAGGGGTGGAATTTGCGAATTCTGTGGAATTCCCGCAAAGAATTGTGAGCATTATAAAGATGTTTTCTATAACAATCAGTTCTATTGTCTTTGCGGGGGAAGCAGAGCTCAATCCACCTTCAATCAGTCAATCTACAAGTATGTTCCCGAATGGAAGGCTTGGATATGCAATTCAGAAGGCTGCAGAAAACAGGTTGAATTGAGGGGTGGATATACCAAACCAGAAATCCTACAATTTTATGTTCCATAGTCGTTAATTACTTTCCTTTCCTGTCTGCTCCCGGGCAGGGAAGCGTAAAACAATGGGCGAAGAACAAATTCAAAACGAAGAATTGGTTCAAGAAGAACAGGTTCAAGAAGAACCAAAACAAACAGAGGAAGGTCCTGCGGTCAGAGTTTTGAGGCAGAAACTTGAGCAGGAGATCAAAACAAGGAAACAATTGGAAGAAGAACTTGCGAAAGCAAGGGAACTTCTAAATGTTTCCGATATTGGAAGTTTAATGAGCAAGGTTGAAAGATTGGAACTTGAGAACATTGTCGCCAAAAAGTATCCAGAACTTTCAGATGAAATTGAGAACATTATACAATTCAGAAGGGCAGGTGAAACGATTGAGGACACGATTTTGAGGTATATCGGCAAAAAGACAATTGAAAGCAAACCATCTCAAACAGGATTTTCTTTGGGTTCGAATAAATTAACTTCTAATCCATCAGAACCCAAAGGAGAGGCTCTTACTAAAGAAAAAGCGGGACAGCTCTTTAAGCAGATTTACTATCCGGAGGAATAGTTCAGATTGGTGATACAGGTTATCGGGTTGCTGATGGAAATGTCGCAAAATGTCTACGACAACTACTTCTAACCTTGAGGCTGCACAAAAAGCTTTGGGGATTTACTATGACAAAGTTGTTATAGAATCTCTTCAGCCAAACCTTTATTTTGAGCAATTTGGAACAATAGAGGGCGTTCCTCAAGGCAACTACACCTCAAGATTTTTCACATTCAACAAAATCGCAACTTCTTCAGTGACAACTCTCACTGAAGGAACTCCTCCAACTGCTATTGCAGTCTCTGTTAATGCCATTGACACAACTCCAACCCAATATGGTGTTAATGTTGAGCTTACAGATTTGGTCGCTTTAACTGCTGTTTTTGATTTGATAAATACCACTCTTTCTGAGGTTGGAAAAGCAATGGCAAGAAAAATTGATGAGGTTATTCAAACAGTTGTTAATGCAGGAACAAATGTTATTTATGCAGGAGGTAAAACATCAAGAAGCGACCTTGACTCTGGAGACTTATTTGATGCTGGTTTGGTAAGGCAAGCAGCCGCAAAATTGAGAAAAAATGCCGCTCCTGAATTCACACAAAGAGGAGGCGGATATGTTGCCATTACCACTCCAGAAGTGGTTTTTGATTTGAAATCCAACACCTCCGTTGGTCAATGGATTGATATGCACAAATATGCTATGCCTGAAAATCTTTTCAATGGAGAGGTTGGTTCAATGGATGGCGTTAGGATTGTTCAATCTCCTAATGTAGCAACGTTTGCTTCAACGGTCACCGTTCATCCTACAACCTTCATCGCTGCTGATGCCTACAGAATTTCTTATTGGTTGGCTTCAAAAGTAAATACCTATGTTCTTCCTCCTGAAAGCAACCTTTCTGTTTCTAACCCATTGGGACAGAAGGGTTCTGTTGGTGCTAAAACCAATATGGGTGTGGCAAGAACACAGGAAGAAAGGCTTGTTAGAGTAGAAAGTGCAGCTACCGCTGTATAGTTTGAATTAATAGGGGTTGGTGATGAGCCAGTCCTCTTTTTTCAGGATAGGGTAGGGTTGCTCCCTGCCTTATCCACACATTAAAAAATTTTCAATATGACTTTACAAAAAATCTTTGACAAAACAAGAAGATTGACAAATACAACAACAACAACCTTACCAGATGCAAGGCTTTTAGAAATTACAAATGAAACTTATCTTGATATTCAAAGAAGATTAGCACAGGAAGAAATAGAGATTTTTGGAACAATCAAAAAGACTGATTTAATAGCAGGACAATCAAACTATCAATTGCCTAATGATATGCTGACAATATTAAGAATGGAAGTAAATTATGATGACCCAACAGATAATACAAAGTGGAGAAAAGTTAATCAAACTGATTTAGGAAATCTTCCTTTCGAGTTTTACAATCTTTTACAATCTCAACCAAAATCAAAACCTTTGATAGACTTATTTGCTTCACAAATTTTTATATTTCCTACAGCATCTTCAAATCAGGTAAACGGATTAAGACTTTGGTATATCCCTAAACAGCCAGAATTTACTAGTACATCGGACGAAATACCAGCAATTTTGGATAATTATTGGGAAGTTTTTGCTTATGGAAATGCTTTTAGATATTTTGAAGAATTAGGGCATCCTGAAGCAAACAGAAAGTTGGAGTTGTATGAGACTTTTACTCAAAGAATGATTGAAGATTTGAAAACAGAGGTAATTGAACCTATTAAGGTCACCACAATAGATTACTACCAGCAAGGCTGGCTTTGATAAAAAATGGCTTATGATCCAGTGAGAAATTTTTGTAAGGTTATTGTAAATGGATTGTATAACGATACTGCTACTACTATTCAACTTGCTTTAGGTGAAGGAAATAAATTACCAGATCCATCAACAGAAGGACAACACAATTTGGTGTGGTGGAATGCCACGGATTATTCGGACCCTTCAGATGACCCATACAAAGAAATCGTTAGAGTTACGGCAAAATCAGGAGACCAATTGACAATCTTAAGAGGACAGGAAGGAACAACGGCGCAAAACCATAACTTATCAGGAAAATCCTATAAGATGATGCTGACATTGACGAAGAAAACCTATGAGGATTTACAGACAATTGAAGTTTATAAAGATGGAACATTGGTGGGACAAAGAGCAAGGTTAAATTTTTTAAATTTTACTGATATAAGCGATGATACCGCTAATCAAAGAATAAATTTGAATTTAGGAAGTTTTATGCAATATAACTTTGGAGATGGAAGTGATGGGGACTTAATAATCTCAACGGGAACAACAACAATTAATTTGGGAGGAAACAAGGTTTTTGTAAAAAAATACAGGAATTTAAAAATTACTGGAAATGCTAATTTGGTTTTTACAAACCCTCACAATGATGGAACATTGATAGTTTTTTTAGTCAAAGAAGATTGCGAATTGACTTCTAATGCTTCAAATACGATTGATTTGAGAAATTTGGGCGGATTGGGTGGTTCAGGAGAACAATCTGGAAGAGGATGGTTTTTGATGGGTGGAGGCGTTGTAAAAATAGGAGTAGGAACAGCTGTAGGTAGCTCTCCTTTCGGCAATTTTGGCCCGTTTCACGGTTCGGGTGGAAGTTCAGCGGTAAATGATAGTCCCAATAGGGAAGATTTTGTTTTTCAAACAGTTTCAGCAACGGGAGCGCATAATGTTTTTTATGCCCGTGGATATTCAAGGGCTCCTTATTTTGCGAATAGCTTTTTTATCCCAAGAGAATTTTTGCCATTGCCAGGAGGTGGTGGTTCTGGAGGAACAAGATATGACAACAATGCATCATTAACTGGTACTCCTGGAAGTGGAGGTAGGGGTGGTGGAGGATTATTAATTTTAGTAGGAGGAAATTTAACAATATCTTCCGCTTTCACTATTAATGCTTCTGGTTCTCAAGGAACTGCTGGAACAGGAGGAGCAGGACCTGGAGGAGGCGGAGCAGGTGGGAGTATTTTGATTGCTTACAGGGGAACAAAAACTGGATCAGATACAACCTTTAATGTCGCTGGAGGAAATGATGGCGGAGGAGGAACAACATATAAAGGTGCAGATGGAATAGGATTAATAGTTCCAATTACATCAATTATAGGTTTATAAAACAATGATTACATCAATATCATCACAACCATTAGGAGGAAGTTACAAAGATAGTGCTTTTAGAAAGAATGTCATTACAACTAATTGGGTTGAGGAAACAAAACCATCAACGATTTGGTTGGAAGAGGGTTTTAATTGGTGGGATACATTAATGGCAGAAAATGGAGAAAATTTATTAACCGAAGGAAATGAAAATTTAATCACGGAACAGCAAACAAATTTAACTTGGTCGGACGATTTGACAAAACCATCAACCATTTGGCAAGATGCCTAAAATATCACAATTACCATCATATACAACCCCGCAAGATAGTGATGTTCAGCCAATTGTGGATACGACCAATACAACAACCAAGAAAATTACTTGGAGTTCTATTAAATCTGCTTTGAAAAATTATTTTGATACTTTATATGGAAATGTTTCTGGTCCATCATCATCTGGAAATAATAATGTTGTTTTATTTGATGGAA